GTTCAAATTGTTTTGTGAAAACAATACCTTCTGGTTCACCGACGCCATCAACGATATAAACTGCATCATTCTCGTTATTTCCTGAAGAACTGGTTTGATAATAAGCATGTATTTCAATTTCATCAGTTAACGCTGGAGCAGTGCTAAGTGTCACTACACCGTTAGTGACTGTAAAATCTGTGTTAATAGTTTTCTTTGTGTTATTCACATACACTAAAAATTTTACAGCGTTGGGCTCTGTACTTGTGAACACTGTATTACCAGGTACAGTTTGTGTAAATCTATCAACTGTATGTGGACAAAATCTAATTCTCATACCATTTTCTAGTGTAATGCTTCTGCCGTTAAGCATTGTAGGAGTTGTGTATGTTGTTTCACCTATAATTGTGTCAATGTCAAAGAAACTTGTATATTTTAATTCATTAGGAGGCAGTACGTCCAATACCCAAAAATATCTGTGATGATTAATAAACATATCATAATTGATTGGTATATCTAATGTGTAGCCTTTTTCATTGAATAGTTTACTGTGATTGTTTACATTAAGTTCGTTATAACGTAAACTGTTAATTAGATCATCATATGCTAATACTTGATCGATACTATTGTCTTGATTCTTGTTGATCATTGCTGGTGCAAATTGAAATGCATCACTTGGTTTATTCTGTAGTAGATAATCATCTTCAATACTAGGAGTAAACTTGCTGTCACCTATAGTTTCACCTACAAAATTTCTAATAGGTTCTAGATTACCGGTTGACATTAACTGTTCAAATGTGCTATCAAAAAACTGTTTATTGACTGTGGTTTGCAGAATGTCAGGTAACAAATCCGTTACTCGTCTTGATCCTGTTTTCTTTACACTTTCTCCAGGACGAGTAATCTTAGGAGCAATATATGGATTAGGTTTACGTTCGCTCATTAATAGCCTCCAGAACTAATAGTGTTTTCACCAATTGTAGTTAAATTTCCTAAGCTAGTACTTGACACACTGATGTTGTTTGCTTGTACTACAGGCAAAAACAACTCATCGCTACTACTGTTTATTTGAAATAGTGCAGTACTATTGTCTGGCGTTGCTACACTATCGATAGTAATTTGGCTTATCTCACCAATCATATTGTTGTGTATAAATGCCGCCATTTCAGTAAAATAAAAATCTTCGCCAAAGTCCCAATTATCAATATTGAAATATGTATCAATCAAATTGATAACTCTCTGTTTTATCTCAGTGTCACTGAGTGATGTATTTGGTGTCTTGGTTACATTAAATTTTGCTTGTAGTTCACCACTTGCTAAATCTCCAAACAAAATCTTATATTTTACAGGTCTGTAAATCACCTGATCACTGATTGATTTTTTAGTGTTCAAACTTTCAAACATATCAGTAAGTTCACTTATTGTAGGAGGGTTAGGTCGTGTTTCTAATCTTGTATCAAACAATGCCCAATTTCTAAATGTATTGTTATAGCTTTCCAACAATACATAAGTGTCAATGATATTTGTAGTACTTGGATCAATTAAATGATTGATATCAGCAATTCTATTGTATTGTGTATGAAGACTTCCTACGCCTGTCACTACGCTTGTGCCATCATTTTCATCTTGCACTGTATAAGTGAAACCATCAACTGTTTTTGTTCCAAGTTTGATAGTTTGTGAACCAACAATTTTTGTAAATGCTTCTGGATTATTTGGATATCCGTCATTATCAGGATCTGCTAAAGTTACTCTTACATTGTGTGGATCCGTGTATCCATCTTCATATGTGAAGTACCCATAAGCATTGAATTGATAATCTCTGCCTAATGGATTTGGATCCGACGGGCTAGTAGGATTAATACTTAAAACTTTAACATTATCTCTTAAAGGTTTAAGTGTTTCACTGCTAAATGTTTCTGTGAAGTTGAGATTTGTAAATTTAAGTTTTTTAGGACTACCTACTACAAATTGTGTTTTTCTTACAAGCATTTCCCATTCATTCACACCATAGTTAAGTCTTATTATCCAGCTGTTATCAATACCTGTACTTGATCCGTCACCTTCGTGTTGTCTACTCCAGTTACTAACATCATTCAATGCTGTACTGTTTAAAGGCAAATTACTGCTATCAATTAAAATCCATTTTTGACTGCCTGCATTATATCTTAATCCAAAACCATTTTGATTTTCAATTTTGTTAATAAGATTTGTTCTTGTGGTTTCGTCTAAGTCTGTACTAAGTCTTGGGACTATTCTACTGATTCTTGCTCCGCTGGCAACCACATCATTTAAAACAATACTTCCTTTTCCTGTATTATCTATACCTGTTGGTTTACCTGCACTGTCATCATCGCCAAGTCCGTCTTTGTAAAGTCTATCAATTTTTACCCATTGTGTCTTTGCATCTAGTACAGTTGCTCTTGCAGTAGCACCACTGCCACCACCACCGGATATTGTGATATTGGTGCTTTGGTCATATCCGCTTCCACTATTAGTGATAGCAACTGATGTTACTTCTCCGTTTGCAAAAGTGGCTATAGCTGTTGCACCTGTACCTTTACCAGTAATAGTAACCGTAGGAGTGCTAGTATATCCACTACCTCCTGTTGTTACAGTTGCTTGATCTACATAACCCATTTTATAAGGAGCATCAATGAACTCTACCAGTCCATTAATATCTGCTTTACTGAGTACACTGGTTGTTGTTTGTCCCATGCGTTGTATATTACTGTTAAGTGTAATATAACCACTGCAACTTCCACTTCCTTTTGTAATCTGATTCCATCTATATACATTATTAGCAGTACCATCATTATTAAAGAAATTAATGCCATCTGTAGTATTGGTAAAATGTTTGTGTGCATCATATGTAGTACTGGAATATCCTTGTCTGTTGTAATAAAAATTAAATATTTCAGGATCAGCTAAACGAGGCTTAATATACTTGTCATAAATTTGTGTTCCATTTAATGGTGTAGGCAAACTTACTACACTTCTTTTTGTACAACCGTTTTCATACATGTAAACATCATCAGCATACTGTGTTGCGTCACTGTAAGTTGCTGTAGGATCATATATGTCTCTGAATCTACTGTGACCACTGTGTACTCTGTTTACACTTTTAATTTTTCTAATGTTTTCACTAGCAGTTAGAGGAGCAATAGCATAATCATCTGCTGTGACCATTCTGTCTTGTGTAGTAAAGAATCTTGGAGCATTTGCTTTGATGCTAGCAATACTTTCTCTTTCACTTGCATTACTCACTACACTTTTCAAACTTGCACTGAATCTTGCAGTGTGTGTATTTCCGTTTGCACTGATATATTCAATGTTAAATGAAACTTTGTTGAATCCATCTGGAGTTAGACTGTATGTTCTGTTAAGTCCTGTTCTATACCAAACTCTAATAATACCTCTTGGGATATTTCCAAATCTTCCATCACTGAATACAATACTGATTTGATCATCTTCTCTACTACTAATACTGTAAATATCTCTTATTTTATTTTGTCTTGCATTAAACAATGTGTTGGCGCCAAATAGCCTATCAACTCTTGTCCAACTTTTTTGTATTTGTCCAACTTCGTCAATGGTCTGTACCCATACTTCACCATTGGCAACATTATCTGCATTGATGTCAATTGCCATATTTGGCAATCCGTTGTCAATTTGGAAGTCTTGGAAGTTAAGAGTTCCTTGTTTAAATCCAATAAAAAATCCTGTGTTAGGTGAACCAAAACCACTGTTATCATTTTTATAAAGCAAGTCTGTCACAGCATAAGGATCAGGTCGCTTTTCAATTACTGTGTTTGTTGTACTATCAACACTTGCACTGTGAAAACTAAAAGTAGCATTGTTATTGCTTATTTTGTTTGTAAATTCTTTGTTTGTTGTATTGTTTGTGCTGTTAGTTCTATAAATGTCGTGTGTTATGCCCCCAATGTTTGCTGTGCTAAAAGGAGATCCAAACTGACTGCTAGGTTGCAGAATACTGTTCATAATAGCTAAAAAGTTTTGGTAACTTGCAGGATTTGTAACATCTTCAAACTGTGTTACTACATTTGCTAAACTATTTCCTGTAGCATCAAATACTTGCTCATCAGTTTGTACACTATCAATTTTAAGATAACCACTAGCTACAACATTTCTAGTAGGAGTATAACCTAAAAATTCAGCAATACGCAAGGCGCTGTCTCTACGTTCTGCTGTACTTAAATAATTTTCTCTTTGACCTAAATCTGCTCTAAAAGCTAGGTTGTGTCCTAGAAATGCAATTAATTCTATTAGTGCTACAAATTCACTGCTATTAATATAGTCATTAAAGTTTTCTGGATAGTTTGTACTGATATAATCAACCATCGCTGAGCGTATGGTATCAAAATCATATGCTTTGAGATTTGCTTGTGCAAAACTTTCGTATGCAACTGTAAAATCTTCTGCCGCAAACAAACTACTTTGACGTGCGCCTTGTGCCATTATTCCTCACCTGTAAATCTTAGAAACAGTTCTTCTGCTGTTCCTGTATCAATATATTCTAATCTAACCTTCACTTCTAAACTGTGTTCTGTTGGCTTGCTTAGTAGTGTTTCTAAAACATTCCAACGTGGATCGTTGTTTACAATAGTGCTAACATCATCCAATGCTTGTCTTTCAGTCAAAGCATCAAGTGGTTCAAATACTAAATCTGGTAATATACTTCCAAATGTAGGATTTCCTACTCTTTCTCCTCGTCTAGTGTAAAAGTGATTCAATAAATCACGTTTTGCAAGCTCTGAATCAGTAAGAGTTTTGCTACCACTAATGCTGTCTATTGTGCTATATCCGATATAGGTTACCATACTATTATTTATGGTAAAATTAAATACTAAGTTTATATCTTAATTACAGTTTTAACAATATCTCCAGTGTTCATACTTTTGCTTATTGTAAGGGAATTTCCATTAAGAGTGAAGTCATAAAAATGTTGTTGAATAGCATCATTTATTGTTACTTTTAATTTTTCAATAGGATCCATACTCACTGCACGTTCTAAACTAAACGTATTGTTTCCGTTGAATGTAAATGTTTGTATTATCAATGTATCTTCATATGTTTTAGCAATTTGTCTTTGCAAACTTTCGGGTGTTCTAGGAAGGAAATTACCAGTTTCAGCATAATAGCTGAATCTTGCTCTTCTCAACTGGTCTGTGCTAAGAGTACCCTTTTCATTTAGATCCCGCATTGTAAACACACCTTGTTCACGTTGCCAAGTTCTAGTCTTAGGTTTTCCGTAATCTGCAAGTCTTACAATCGTAGCAATTTTTTGACATTGTTGTTTGTTAACACTACTATTAATAATAATATTTGCAATCCTTTCGTAATCACCATTTAGTATGCTAGGCAGTAGTTTATATTCTTGTTCTCCAATGCTACAATTCAACAATTTTCCTGTTGCCCAATTGAGCAATATCATACCGTCGTATGCACTACGCGATATACTTGTTACTCCATTTGCTATAAGTTGTTTTTTAGCAAGTTGTTCTTGATTGTTATAGTTTTCTTCCCATATATCATATGCTTCTTGTTCAGTCATTCCAAAATTAAATAAACCTTCACCGTATGCAGTGCCATCCAATCCACTGTAATCGCTAAAAAAATTCAAAGCCACAAGTCTTGCATTTTCACTGCTGGTAATTGTGTTGATATCCAGTCTGTCCTGATAATCATCTTCGTTTTTTACAACAAAGTCACTCCAAACTTTTGTTAGTTGTAAAGGTACATCTAAAAATTCTGCCATTACACTGCACCTTTTCTACTATTAAATTGAGCAGGAAGATTTTGTCCTGCCGAATTATTATTGTTTGGATTTTCGTTAAACGATTCTACATTTTGTTGACTGTTCCTAGGATTACTACCACTTTTTGATTTTACATTGTTTTTGTTTACATTAGGTTGTTGTCTATTTGTAATACTACTCATGTCAATATCTTTTGCACTAAATTGTTGATCACTACTGGCTACTTGTGCTAACGGTTCTTGTTCTTCAGCATGTCCACCCCATGGTTCAGTTTCTGGTACCCTACTTGTAATACTTTGTTTTACACTTTGATTTACGGTGAGATTGTTTACTGTAGGTTTTGTAGCGGCTGTGGCTTCAGGGCCATTTAAATCAATAAGTTGAGCTGTCATTCTTGTGTAGCCAGCACATTTGATATGTCCGTTTAAATCGCTTGTCAATTTAATATCTTTGTTTGCATGTAAGTTGAATTCTCCCATTGCCATTTCAACATTCATATCACCTTTTCTAGCTTTCATGTTAATTGTATCTGCATCTAGATTGAAGTCCCCACCACAATATAAATTGAAATCTGTTGTAGTGTGCATACTAATATCTTCTTCTGCATACAAATCAATTTTTCCATCTGCACTCATTTGTATCCAAGTTTTTCCTGTTTGGCTTATTATGTAAATTATACCTGTACTATCATGCATTAATACTTGAGCGCCACCAGCACTTGCTAGTCTTACAAGATTACTTTTGCCGCCTTTTCTATCTTTGTCTGGTGTAAGACAAGTTTCACTGTTGGGTAGTGTGCCATCATCCATTACTAAACTGTGGCCACCTGGTGTATTCATACCCAAAACTTGTGTTGGAGATTCTCTTCTAAAACTACTACTGCTCAAACCTCTAATACTATCAAGTCCTAGACCTTGCCCAGCATGTGCTTCTCCATCCATTGTTTTGTCACTGTATTCTTCACTGTTTCTAACTGTTTCTGCTGATGCTCTTGGTCTTTCATTTTTATCTGTTTGTTTAAAAACACTAGTATCTAGTGTTGGACCAATTGTCTCAGACTGACTGTCGATAAATCCTGCTGGATTATTAGGATAACTTGCATTTCTAGTTACATCTGGTAAAACACCAATCATTATTCCAGTATCACTGTTGGCAGGAAAGGCAACAAGTATTTGACTGCCTGGTGCAGGCGGATGACTGCTAAATCCATATGTATTGGTTGCATTTGCATATTGATAGGAACCTCCATAAGGACTTGCACGTCTTACTCTTTGATATTTGTGCCTATTGGCTTTTGTATCTGTATCACCTACATAGCCTTCGCCAATAATCTCAACATACATATATCCTTCATATCTGTCATCAACAATGTCGATTACTTTACATATAAAGACACCAGTATATTTTGCTAATCCGCCAGCTGTTTTTGTGGCATCATGCTGTGCCATTAAACCTGTACCTGAATCATTACTTCCTGAATATCTCGCCATTTTATTAACCTATCATAATATCCTTTAACCATTGTGGAGCATTTTTTGCTCTAATTCTACCACTGCCATCTGGTCTTCCGCCCCAATAAGGACTACCTCCGGGTGCTTGTCCAAATTTTGCGGCAATATCTACATGAAATCCATTGTCTCCCATATAGCCGTTGCCAGCACCAATACCTGTTGCTCCTGCGTTTTTGGCTTCTCTTAGGAAGTTTTGTATCAGAGGAACATCAGCTGGATTGTTTAAACTTAGAGTTCTACCACTCGAATCTTTTAATCTAATATCAGCCGCCGCGCCATTGTCGTGTCTTGTTGTACCTGTTCTACGTCCACCTGATCCTGAAGCAGGCTGACCACCACTGTATACTTCAACATCTAAGCCGCTTTTTTGTGCCGCTGATGCCAGTATACTTTTGAGTTCAGGTTTGATTGCTTGGTTTCGTATTGTGCTAGCAGAACCAATTTGTGATTCTATTACACTAGGGTTGGTAACATTGCCATCAACAATACCTTCTTCTATCAGTTCAGGACCAGTTATATCTGGTGATTCACTTCCTGTTTCTCCGTCACCCTCACCTTGGTCTTCTGGAAGTTTGAGCGGCTCTTGTTTTTTAGTAGGTTCAATGTCAATAACACCTGTGCTTATTTCTTCCCAAACAAGTCCGAGATTGGTGTTGATATCTCTGAAAGCATCAAGGTCCATAGTAAATTGACCTTCGCTATATCTTGCATTGACACTTATAACTCTGTACAATCCAACGATACCAAAGTTAGATTCTGGTATTTGCATTAGTCCTGTACCTTCGTCTGGATATGTTGGAAAGTTTAGATTTAAAAAATAGCTTACGCCACCTCGTCCGTAATGAGCTCCAGGGTGACTTGTTCTCCTACGTGGTCTACCTAACCAGTAAGGATCTCCTTTGATACTAATACGTTGAGAAACCAAGTCTCCTAAGGAATTTAGGTTTAGTTCTACTGCACCTAAATATACTGCACCACTTGTATCATCTTGGTCAGGGCCGTTTGTTGCTTTACTATTGATATTGGTTATATCATGTGTTAGTGGGTGTGTTTCATCATCTCCTCTGGCTGTACCAATAAGCTCAGATTGTGTCAAGTATCTTCCACCTGTAATTTGATTTACATCACCTTGTCTTAATCTTTCTCTTGCTTCTTCCTCTTCAAGTAAAGGAATAAGCTGATCTTCCAATGGTCCTCTACTGTCTTCTAGTTTTTTAATTTTTGCTTTGATATCTTTTTCTTGATTATCAAATTCTGTCATCCTGTTGGCAATTCTATCTACACTAGAGCCTTCAGGTCCTGAAAAATTATTGTTTTGTAAATTTTCTTTAAATGTTTTTCTTTTATTTTGCAGTTCTATTAGATCATCATTCAATGATCGAATTTCTTTGTTTATGTTCTGTAGTTCAGTAGACTTGATGTTGTAATCGTTATTTGGACTACCAGCACCTGCTTGTGATTGACCAATAAATTTACCAGCACCTTGATTGAGTGCTTGTATTTGATAATACGTTTGATTCAAATAAATGTCTAAACTCAATACTTCTGTGTTTTGACCAGTATGATAATAATCAAAGCGTTTTACCAATGTTTCATTTAGTGCCATGTTTCTTATGCGTTCTTTTTGGATACCTCTGTCAGCTATTACTTTTTCATATGCAATAACGTCGTGATGTAGTTCAGGCACTGTTATACGCTGTATGTTTATTGTGAAATCTTTTGCATAATCTCTGGCTATAAAATCATACACTCTATATTTGCAATCAGTTTCAAATGCAAACCAGGCACTTAGATCGCTGAATGTTTTTGCTTTTGCTACAGGATCATTTGGATTATCTTTATGAAATCCTCCTTTGTCTGTTGGAAGTTTTCTAAAGTTTTTTGTTTGATACAATCCTACCAGTATCAAGTCACTTATGCTTGTACCTTTTTTGATATTAAATGTTAACGATCCAGTTCCTGTTATACTCACACTAGTAAGTGGATTATCTCCGCTAGCAACATCAAATGCCCAATCTTTCCATTCTTCAGCCCTGTCACCAAAACCAAATGTATACTGATGAGGAAATGTTCTAGCTGTACTGTTGATTACTTTGCGTTTTTCTTGTTCATTAATCATCTCTTGCAAATTGCTGAGATATTCACCAAATGTTGAACCTGTAACTTGTACGGCTTTGTTCATGTAAAGATTAAGTTTTTTGAAACTTTCTTGTGTTGTTTCAACTAGATCTGCTCTGTAACCAGTTGCACCTTCGTTGTATTGAAAATCAAGTCCAGTCATTACTGTAGTCCAATAGTAAGGACTTGTGATATTGTCTACAGGAGTACCGTCCGTTTCATAACCTATAAATCTTAGTTCCAGCAAATAACATGCTTTCAAGTGATTAGGTATGCCCAAATCTTTGGCGGCTTTGAATATTCTAGTGTACAGTGTTGCGCCTAAAGGTTCGCTCAATGAAAAACTAAAGACATTTGCCAAGGCTTCTCTGTCTTGCTGTTGTTTGTTAAACGCCATCTTCAGATCGTGTTCAACACTAACAATGTTGATTTCAGATTCAACACCACTTTGTGCTATAATTTTTACTCTGTTTGTACCAATAATGTCATTGACTTGACCAACATCTTCTGGACGTATCATATACATTGTCCAGTTGTAGGTCCAGTTGTCGAACCTGTTGAGTACATTATCTTGATAGAAACTAAATTGCGCCATTAGGCAGTCCTTGTGATTCTATAGGTCTTTGGTGCGACTATTTTTGTTCCTGAAATAAAATCCATAATGGGATCAACTAGTTTGTCTCTATTATAATGTGCAAATACCCACCAAAGTTTAGCACTACCATACATTTCAAATGCTAGTAAATCTGGTCTTTTGTTAAACTTGGGTTGCACAATAAGAGTTGTTGTTTCTTCTGACAGACTGTCAGCTGTCAAAGGCGGTTGATATATTTCTAAGTATTTTTTGTTAATAGGAGTTATACCATAATTGCTTTGTGTACTGTACTTTGTTCTTGCCATTAGATGAATCCTCGCTGATAAGCAGAACCACTTATGAATTCATTTGTAGTAAATTCGTTCTTTTGTTTATCTGGGTTGATTTGTACAGCTATGTCAATAAAAATATTCATCATAACTGGTATTTGTGTATCGCCATCAACTAGCTTTAAGTCAACATTTGAATCATATGTAGTTGAAAATGTTGTTAACACAACAGGTATATTGTTGAATTGTTGTTGGCCAAATGCACTGAATTCTAACACAGGAGGTGGTGTACCTGCAACTGGACTAGTTTGATTTTTTCCAAAAAACATTTTAGAAACGCTTCTTAAAAAGTGTAATACTCCATAGGTATATCTAGCTTCTTCATCTGTAACACTAGCAAACTGAGCTGTTACCTGTATACTTGGACTTGGAGTATTTCTGTAGGCATTGTATGTATAATTGGTATGTGTTAAATCGTAAGGACTATAACCCACAGACTGTGCATAAACAATATCTGGTTGTATAGGAAACATAATTCCTCTGTGTTGTTGTAACACTTGTGCAGGTCCTGTAAGAAAAATACTGGGTGCATTTGGTTTTAAGACTAATTTAGCACGGTTTTTAGCTAGCACTGGCATTAAGTTTATCCCTTATAAATTCGTATGTTTTGGGCTCAATAGTGCCAAAAAATTCTCTAAAAATCATCATCTTTTGATTGTCATTTAGGCTGTCATTCTTCATTGCTGTTCTAAAATCTGTAGCACTCATACCGCCTTCTTGTATGCCCACTTCAAGTATGTAAGCACCTTGGTCACTAGGTACCATTTCAGCACCTGGTTCATAATCTCGCAAGAAGCCACCTCTTTTTAACCTACCTGCATCTTTGGCACTGAATACAAGTATAACCGCAGTATCATCTGGGTTTTTGCCAGTTAGTTTTACGTCTGGTCTGTATGGTTGTGTCTGCACTATGTTGTTCAAAGGTATGTTAAACATGTCATTCATTATCATACGTTTTTCATCAAAGCTAAAAGGATCACGCTCAGGTGTCGCAGTTTTGCTTACTGTAGTAGCGATAAATACGTTAGAGGAACCAAACTGTTCCACTAGATCCATATAAACCTTATGATGACCTTTGTGCATAGGCTGAAATCTACCACCGTAAAAAACAGCAATATCTTTTGCTATATCTTCTGTCAACTGTGCATATTTCATTGGGTGTCTCCTATAGTTGTATTTATAGGATAATTATATGTGTAGTTATTGACATTGCACCAAATATTGTGTATAATGGAATCAAATAAGGAATTACAATGAGGAAACAAAATTATTTAAACAACAAGGACATGCTAAAGGAAATACACAAAAGCAAATTGAGCTTTTGTTATGTACTAGACGACGAATATGCAAGATTTGATACAATCGTCGAAGACTTAGAAGATGTTAACAAACCTGAAGTTATTCAAACAGCAAAAGAAAACAGAGCAAGACAATTAAGTACAGAAGCATACGAAACTGCATATTTAGAATGGTATAATGATCCTAAAAGCAAACAAAGTCAGAAACCAAAACAAATCAATTACAAAATAGAT